TGCCCCCTTTCTAAACTGTTTGTCAACAATTATTACATGATGTTCGCAACTTGAACACGTCTGTAATATCTGTTAGTATTGATGTTTCCAATTCCATCACCTGGAGCACTTGTTCCAGAGAACGGGTTAGCGATAAGACCATATCTAGTCTTAAAGCCAATTTTAGGTTGGAAGTTATCTTGTCCTACTGCTCTTACCATTTGTAGTGGTACATATGGGCAATAGAAGATACCTGCATCATAAGGTGAAGTACCTTTGTAACCAACAACATAGTATTGTTTTGAACCAGCAGAATTGCTTGCTAAGTTAGCAGCATACGGGTCAATATATACTTTGTATTTACCGTTTAATACACCAGCAAAAGTATTACCAGTATCGTCAACGTTTAGGTTATTGTTTAACGCAGGAGTGTAATCTAAAACACCAGCCATTTGAAGAGCAGAGGCAACGTCTGATGAACAGATTAACATGTTACCTTTTCCTCTTCTTGTTCTTTGTGCGATAGTATTAGCATCTCTTTCAACTTGGAACATTAGTCCTTTGAATCTCTCAACTGACCATCTACCATTAGAGTCTGTATCTAAGTCAAAGATACCAGCTGCGCTAGTATTGATAGCTGCGTTTGAATTGTCGTTATCAGCAGCACCTACTTCAGCAGTTCTGTAAATTGATCTTACTACTTCTCTATTGATTTCAGCAAGAATTTCAGCAGATAAGATGTTAGACAATTCTGTCTCAGCATCTAAACCGTGAATTGCTTTAAGGTCTTGAGCTAATTCCATTGTGTACTCTGCTTTAAGAGCTCTTGACTTAGCAGTAACAGTTGATTTCTCAATTGAGAATGCCATTTCAGCAAAAGCGTTACCAGAAGCATCTCCAAGAGCTTCTGCATAAGCAGTTGTCATACCAGTACCAGTTGTGTAACCAGTAGAAGTACCGATTGAGTCATTAAGCACAGCTGGGTTAGTTCCAGTTTGTGCTACAGCGGAAGCCCCACTCACAGATGAACCAGCAGCGTTTCTGCCAGAAAAATCTGTATCAGCTTCGTTAAATAGAGCTTCAGTACCAGTTTGACTTGCAAATCTGCTTCTCATAGCAAATATTAAGCCTGTTGGTCCAGACATAGGTTGTACACCTGCGATATCGTAAGCGATAAGGTTAGGCATAGCTCTTCTTACTAAGCTAATTAAAATAGGATTCCAATTTTGAATTGCAGAACCTGTAGCGTTAGATGGTGCAGCTTCTGATAAGAAAGCAGCATCTTCTTTTAACGACTTCTCTTGGTTCTCCAATATCATTGAAGTAACGGCTCTTTTGTAACTATCCTTAACTTCTGGAAGATCAGGATGATCCAAAACGGGCTGCCACTTTGATTGTATTGATTCAGATAAAAACATTTTTCTATCTCTCCTTCTTTTAGTTTAAACTAAAATCCTTACTTAACATAAGGATTCTTTTTTGATTTACTAATTGCAGCAGTGTATGCAGCCATTGACTCAGATAAATCTGCGCCAGCATTGTTATCTGCTACTTCATTAGATTCAGTATCACTCGCTTGAGCTCTTGGGAAGTATGAGTTTTTTAATGTCTCAACACTTTTTCTAAAGCTGTCAGCGTCTTTGTACTCAATATTTTCTGCAAGACCATTAAGTTTATCAGCCTCAGTAGCAGCTAAATCTGAAGATACATCTTTGATAATATCTTCTCTAGCGTGTTCACTGATTTTCTGATTTAACTCAACATTCTTTTCAATAGATTGGTTAACTTCTTCTTTTAACTTCTCTATTTGTGCAGCTTGATCCTCGATCACATCATACTTCTCACTTGGAACGTTGATGTAATGAGACTCAAATAAAGATTTAAGACCACCGATAAAGTCTTCAGTAATCTCAGTTCTTAAACCTTTTTCTATAGCAAGTTCGTTATCTTTCATCCACTCACTTACTACATAGTTTAGATAAGCGTCAACTTTTTCAACGATTTCTTCTTTAGCAGAAGCGATACCTTCGTTTACTTTAGTTTCGTATTCACCTTCTAATTTCTCAATTTCTTCGACAAGGCC